CTTTGAGTGGGGACGCAGAAAACCCGCTTATCCCGCCGACAATCTCATTCATTCGTAGTGAAGGTTGACCTAACCGGGCCTCAATTCGATTTTGTAGAAGCGCAAGAGCAGTTTCCCGCATTGGTGGCTGGCTTTGGTGCTGGAAAGACGCACGCGGCTATCTGGCGGGCAATCCGGCTCAAGCTGCAATACCCGAAGCAGAATGTCGCGTACTACCTGCCGACATATGACCTAGTCCGCACGATTGGCTATCCTCGATTTGCTGAGATTCTGGATAGCATCGGAGTCGCGCACAAAATTAACAAGTCGGACGCATTCATTGACTTCGGCCCTTTGGGGCAGATCATCTTCCGCACGATGGACACTCCGGAGCGCATTATTGGCTATGAGGTAGCCGATAGCCTGGTGGATGAATTGGACACGCTGCCGACAGAAAAGGCCCGCGAGACATGGAATAAGATCATCTCTCGCAACCGTCAAAAGAAGCCAGATGGGTCACTAAATACTGTTGGCGTTGCCACTACCCCCGAGGGATTTCGTTTTGTCTATGAGCGATGGAAGAAGAGCCCCGCGCCAGGGTATCGCATCATCAAGGCATCAACGCACAGCAATGCAAAGAACCTGCCAGCAGGATACATTAAGTCACTGCGAGTTTGACCGCAACGGAAATTACACCGACGCCGAGATCAAGGAAGGCGAGGCGCTGCATTGGGGGATGGACTTCAACGTTGGTAAAATGGCCGCTGTTTGTTGGGTGATGCGCGACCAGAATCCGCACGCTGTAATGGAGCTTACAGACGTTTTTGATACGCCTGCGATGTGCCAGCACATGAAGCGGTACAAAGATGCTGGACATGCGATCTACGTCTATCCTGACGCCTCCGGAGGTAGCAGGAAGTCGGTTAATGCTAGCGTGTCGGACTTGGCAATCCTTCGGCAATTCGGATTCACGGTACTAAACAATCCGCGCAACCCTGCCGTGAAGGATAGGGTGCTAGCGACTAACCGCATGATTTTGCAAGACGGTACGCGACGGCTGAGAGTTAACACAGACAAATGCCCTGGATTGACGGAGGCGCTAGAGAAACAAGCCTACGACAAAAACGGAGAGCCTGATAAATCAGCAGGGTTGGATCACGTAATTGACGCCGCTACTTACTTTATCTCCTACAAGTTCCCAATATTGCAGGCAGCAAGTCAGGTGCGTATTATCGGCCTATAATGCCTTTACCATACATTGAAACTAATGTAAACTATCGGAAACACAAGTCCGGTGGGCTTGTCCTATATGGGATGAACCTATGAAAATTGACACGCTCCACCCTGACCGAACCGCTGAACGCTGGAAAAAGTGCCGCGATTGCTCCGAAGGGCAAGACGCAGTACACAAAGCAGGTAAAGCATACCTGCCCGAGCTATCCGGCCAATCCGTAAAAGAATATAACGCCTACAAGGCGCGTACCCCGTTCTTTAATGCAACGGCTAGGACAATTGACGGTCTGGTTGGTATGGTGTTTCGAAAGTACCCGAAAACCGTAGTACCTGCAGCAATGGATGAGATGGTTGCGGATATTGATCTTGAGGGCGAATCAATCGACCTGAAAAGCAAAGAGGTATTGCGCGAAGTTATCGAGGTTGGGCGCATTGGTCTGCTGGTTGAGTATCCGCGCACCATCGAAGGCCCGCCGACGCTGGCCCAGGCTGCTGCGCTTAACTATCGCCCGTATGTGGTCGAGTACAAGGCAGAGCAGATTCTTAACTGGCGTGAGATGCGCGTCAATAACAAGATGCAGCCGGTTTTCATTAGCCTGTACGAAACTGAGGAAGTGTGGGATGGATACGAGCAATCAAGCGTTGAGCAAATCCGCATTTTGGAACTTCTGGAAGGCGCATACACCCAAAGCATTTGGCGCAAAGGAAACAATACAAAAGAGTGGGTAATTGTCGATCAGGTGACGCCTACCCGCAACGGTACGCCGCTCGATTACATCCCGTTTATTTGCTTCAACCCTAATCAGCTTGGATTTGAGGTTGAAAAGCCGCCGATCCTCGATCTTGTCGAGATTAATCTAAGCCACTACCGCACCAGCGCAGACTATGAGAACGGGGCGCATTTCTGTGGTGTGCCTACGCCTGTCCTGGCTGGCTTCCAGTTTGACGAAAAAGACGTTGTAAAAATTGGGTTTGGCGCGATTGTTTCAACAGACCCAACTGCAAAAGCTAGTTTTCTTGAGTTCACCGGGCAGGGACTTCAACCGCTAAAGGAGTCACTGAAGGATAAAGAAGCGCAAATGGCAGCGCTTGGCTCTCGTATGCTTGCCTCCGAAAAGAAGCAAGCCGAGGCGCAAGACACGGTACGCCTTCGCCATGCAGGGGAGGGTGCTGTACTAGCCGCGATGGCTAAGACCGTATCCGAAGGAATGACCCGCATCCTTGAGATCATGCGCGACTGGCAGGGTATTTCTGGCGACGTTGACCATGAGCTTAACAGCGACTTTGTTGACGCTGGTTTGTCGGCTCAGGAGTTGACTGCCCTCGTCTCTAGCTGGCAAATGGGCGCTATGTCGTATGAATCGCTGCACTGGAACCTCAAGCGCGGCGAGATGCTGCCTGAGACTAGCGAAGTAGAGGATGAGCAAGCCAAGATTGCAAACGCCGCGCCGGTAATGTCGCAGCATGAACCTGTCCGATAAGCTGGCCGATAGTGCCGTTACCCGACAAATCCGGCTACAGCGATACAGCGCAGGGCTACGGAATCGGGTTATCTCGCTCTTAGAGGATACGGCGACAGACATTATCGCCAAGCTGTCAGGCGCAAAGGAACTCACTGAAATCAACCGCGAACGCCTAGTAAAACAGCTATCTGATATTAGGCAACTGATAGACAAATACTATCAAGACATTGCAGGACTGAACGCCGCAGAGTTGCAGGACTTGGCGCGTATCGAGGCCGAGTGGACGCTAAAGACGATCAATACAGCAGTTGGCGCGGAGATTGTCTCTGCCATGCCAAGCGAGAAAGTTCTTGGAGAACTGGCAAAAGACACGCTTATTATGGGCGCTCCATCTGCTGAATGGTGGAAACGCCAGAGCGGTGACTTCCAGTTTAGATTCGTTACTGAGATGCGTATGGGGCTGGCACAAGGCGAGACTAACGCTCAGCTAGTGAAGCGTGTGCGCGGCGTCACGGATATAACCAAGCGCAACGCCGAAGCCCTGGTGCGTACATCGGCGCAGACTGTGGCAGCAGAGGCACGCCGCGCCACGTTCAAAGAGAACGACGATGTAATAAAAGGCATTCAGCAGGTCAGCACACTAGACGGCAGGACTACCGATATTTGCATCGCCTATAGTGGGGCGTCGTGGGATTTGGAGGGCAACCCGATTAACGGAACGTCGCTCCCGTACAACGGAGGAATTCCGCGCCACTGGGGATGCAGGTCAACAGAAATCCCTATCACCAAGTCATTCCGTGAGCTTGGCCTAGACATTGACGAGTTCCCCAAAGGTACGCGCTCAAGCATGGACGGAGAAGTGTCTGCCGATCTTAGCTTTGCCGACTTCCTAAAGGGCAAGAGCAAAAGCTTTCAGGACGATCTACTAGGGCCGGGGCGTGCTGAACTGTGGCGCGATGGCAAGATCGCGCTACAGCAGTTGGTCGGAGGCGATGGGAATCCGCTTACGCTTGAGCAGTTGCGTAAGCTGTAATAGCAAATTTCTATCAATCGCTTGACTTTTTAGTAGTGGAAAACCATAATATCCACGGCGCTCTATTTATGGTAGGGCTTTCGGGCTGTGCCCAAATTTAGTCTTGAGGACATATGGCAGATATTGATTTGAACGCACCCGAGGTGCAGGCAGCGATTAAAGCGGCAGTAGAAGAAGCGACTTCCGGCCTGTTGAAAAAGCGGGACGAATTGCTAGGAGAGGTTAAGAAGCTACGCAAGAACTCTGAAATCGATCCCGAGGACTATCAGCGCCTCAAGGAAGAAAACGAGGAATTGCAAGGCAAGGTAACCGAAGCACAGAAAGCGGCAAAGAAGGCGGCAGACGAGGCTCAAAAGGCCATTAAGCAAGCCGAAACCGAATCTGGTGCTGTACGTCAACTGCTGGTAGAGAATGGGCTTAATGAAGCACTGACGAAAGCCGGTGTAAAGCCTGAGTATCTGAAAGCTGCTAAAGCGATGTTTGCCAAGGATGTGCAGGTGGTCGCAGACGGTGAGAATCGAGTAGCCAAGGTTGGCGACAAGGCTCTTACTGATTTTGTCTCTGAATG